GTGTTCCGTCTCTCTCCCCGCCGAGCCCAGGAGGATCGGATGACCGTCCGTTCACCCCGGATCGACCTTGCCCTGACGAAATCGATCCGGGACTCCCAATTCCTGACCCGTGACCTCGGGGCTGTCGCGCTGGCCCGGCGCTACGCCGCGCTGATCGAGGATGCCGAGAGGATCGCCCTGGAGCTGGCCGCGATCCGACCCGAGGACGAGGCCCAGGCCGATCAGCTGGCCAGGCTGACGGCGCGGGTCAATGCCCAGGTAGTGGCAGCCGACCTCGGGCCGAAGCTCCTCGCCGCGCTCGCCGCGCTCGGCATGACTCCAGCGGCTCGCGCGTCCGTGACGAAGGGAGGCACCCCCGGTGTCGGAACTCCCAGCGGAGATGCACTCGCCCGTCTCCGAGCCGAGCGAGACAGCGCTACCTCTCGGTAGCGTCCTACCCCGCCTCTATACTCCGCCCCTCATCACCGGGCCACCGGGACCGTGCGGCTGCGGATGCGCGCTCACCGCGGCGACCTCCTACGGGTTCGCGGCCGTGGAATTCGCCGATCAGGTCCTGGGCGAGCCGCTCGATCCGTGGCAGCGGTGGGCAGCGATCCATCTCGGCGAGCTGCTGCCCGACGGCCGCCCGCGATTCCGCCGGATGATGATCCTCGTTGCACGCCAGAACGGCAAGACACACCTTTTGAAAGTGCTTGCCCTGTATTGGCTGTTTGTCGAGAGTGTGCGCCTCGTTGTCGGTATGTCGACGAACCTGGACTACGCCCGGGAGGCGTGGGAGAAGGCCGTCGAGACGGCAGAGACCGTCGAGGCGCTGTCGGTGATGCTGCCGAGCAACGGGGTACGAAGGGCGAACGGCGAGCAGCAGCTGACGACGTCCGAGCGCTGCCGCTACAAGATCGCCGCGAGCACGCGCCGTGGTGGCCGGTCCCTGTCCATCGACCGGCTGATCTCGGACGAGCTGCGCGAGCAGCAGACCTGGGATGCCTACAACGCGGCCTACCCAGCGATGAACGCGAGGCCGTGCGGGCAGGCGATCTTCATTAGCAACCAGGGCGACGACAACTCCATCGTCCTGAACTCGTTGCGGGAGAACGCTCTTACCTGGATCGATCATGGTGAGGGCGACCACCGGCTGGGGCTGATGGAGTGGTCAGGGCAGGAGGGCTGCGAGCTGGACGACCCGGCCGCGATCGCAGCAGCGAATCCTTCCGTCGGCCGACGGATGGACTGGGACACCCTGCTCGGCCCCGCCCGACAGGCCAAGCTCCGGGGTGGGGACGAGGAAGCCGGCTACCGGACCGAGGTGCTGTGCCAGCGGGTCCGGCGCATGAACCCCGCGCTCGACGCGGCGCGGTGGGCGGCGCTCGGTCCGACAGCGGACCGGCCAGCTGTCCCGCTCGACGGCCCGCTCCGGGACCGGCTCGCGCTGGCGTGGGACATCGCACCCGACGGGCTGCACGCGACGCTGTACGGGGCAGCAGTGGACGACGAGGGCATGGTCCACATCGATCCTGTCCGGGCGTGGACCGGACCGAAAGCATCGGCCGAACTCCGGGCGCAGCTCCCGCGGCTCGTGGCGTCCATCCGCCCACGGGTCGTGGGCTGGCTCCCGACCGGCCCCGGAGCATCGCTCGCCGCTGATCTCGCCGAGCGGAAGGGCGTGCGGTCCTGGCCTCCCTACGGCGTCCGGATCGAGGCAGTCAAGAGCGAGATCACACAGGTGTGCATGGGGTTCGCCGAGCTGGTGCGTACCGGCGGTCTCCGGCACTCCGGGGACCCGCTGCTGACCGCTCAGATCGGCTCGGCCGAGCGGGGCAAGCGCGGTGACGGGCGCTGGGTCTTCATCCGGCCCGCGATCGGGTGGGTCGACGCGCTGTACGCCGCGAGCGCCGCGGTGCATCTGGCCCGCACGCTCCCTGCCCGACGGCAGGTCACCGAGGTCCTGACTGTGCCGAGGGCTTGATCGGCCGTAGAATCCGTGGTTATGGGCATCCTGCGATTCCGAAAGCGTCGTAGGAAGCCTGTTGTGCGACCGTCTTCGTCGACTGAGACGTTCTCCTGGGCGCCGGGTCGGCAGCCCTGGCTACCCGGCGGTACCTATGTCGGTACCTCGGGATGGACCAGTCGCGTGACCCGCGAGGAAGCGATTTCTGTGACCGCGGTCAAAAGAGGTAGGGACCTCATTTGCTCGGTCGGCGCGCTGCCGCTGCATCTGCTCGGCCCTGACCGCTCTGTCGCGCGCAGTCCGTTCCTGGAGCAGCTGGACGTCCGTACGGCGAACGTGGTGACCCTCGCACAGACGATGGATGATTTGGTGTTTGAGGCCGTCTCCTGGTGGGAGGTCACGCACCGCGACTGGGCGGGGTTTCCCCGGCACGTCCGGCACCTGGACGTCGAGACCGTGTCGCTGCATCCACCGGCGGGGACCATCATGCAGACCCTGCCGTCCGGCCTGTACCCGGACGGCGCGATCTGGGTCCTGGGTCGGAAGGTCGACCCGGGCAACGTGATCCGGTTCGACTCCCCGAACGATCCGCTGCTCGCCGCCGGATCCAGGGCGATCCGCCGGGCGATCAAGCTGGCGCAGACCTCCGAGATGTACGCCGATGATCCAGAGGCCCGCGCCTACTGGTCCCCGAAGGGCGACGTTGACCCGGGGACCAGTGAAGAGATCACCGGCTATCTCCGGGGATTTCAGGCTGCCCGCCGTGCTGGCGTCGAGGCGTACATCCCGGCTCCCCTGGATCGGAACCTGCCGGTCGGGCCGTCGGCGGTCGATATCCAGCTGGCGCAGCTCCAACAGCGCTCCGACCTGGAGATCGCAAACCTCCTGGGGATCGACCCCGAGGACATCGGGGTGAACACCACAAGCCGGACCTACAACAACGCCACGGACCGGCGCGTGGACCGGCTGAACATGGTGCTGTCGCCGTACATGCGGGCGATCACCGACCGACTGTCCCTGGACGATGTCACCCGGCGGGGGTACCGGATTGAGTTCGACCTGGACGACTACTTGAAGGCGGACCCGTCGACGAGGTGGCAGACCTACGGCATCGCCCTCGACAAGCAGGTCATGTCTGTAGGCGAGGTCCGGGCGAAGGAAGATCTGCCCGATGTTCCCGTCGAACCTGTCCTCCCGGACACCTCTGGAGCTCCCATGCAGAACACCAGCGAGCAGGACCCGAAGCTCGTGCAGCTGGAAGCCGTCCGCGAGCGCGAGATGGTCACCGTGCAGCTCTCCACCGCCGATTTCGCGGCCAGCCGGGACAAGCGCGTCATCAGCGGGACCGTCCTGCCGTTCAATGTCCGGACGTCCGACGGGCGGAAGCTACAGTTTTCCGCTGGCTCTGTGACGTGGGCATCGACGGTGTCACAGGTGAAGCTCGACCGAGAGCACGACCGGAACCAGCTCCTCGGATCGGCAACGAAACTGAGTGCTTCCGAGACCGCGGTCACCGGGACATTCAAGATCGCGAGGACGGACGCCGGTGACGAGGCGCTCACGCTGGCCGAGGACGGCGCGCTGGACGGGCTCTCAGCCGTGGTTGAGATCATCGAAGCTCAGGCCGATCCGAGTGACGACGGCGGCCTGATCATCACGCAGGCTCATATCCGCCGGGTCACGCTCACCAGCGACCCGGCTTTTTCCGACGCCAGAATCACCACCGTGGCCGCGGCAGCGGTCCGACCCGGAAGGACCACCATGCCGAAGGAGATGGAGCAGTTCACCGCTGCCGTCACCGCCTTCACGGACGCCGTGAAGGCCCTCACCGATGCCAAGATTCCGGTCGAGCAGCAGGGGGGCATCACCCTGCGAGCGCAGGTCCGTGAGCCGCTGGTCTACTCCCTGACCGGTCTCGGACCGTCCTTCGTGCGCGACGCCTGGGATTCCCGGCACGCCGGGTACGGTTCCAACCAGTCGGTCGAGGCCCTGGCCCGTCTCCGAAAGTACTCCGAGCAGACCCAAGCTTTCGCGGACGCTGAGGCGGCCCGGATCGTGAGCCTGTCGGACGCGGGCAACACCACCGACCAGGCCGACATCATCCCGCCCGGCTACCGGCCAGACCTCTACGTCGGCCAGATCCCCCAGGGAAGGCCCCTGTTCAACTCCATCGGCACCCGGATCGCGCTCGCGAACGCGACCAGCTTCAAGGTCCCCTACTTCGTCGGGTC